CCAGTAGGATTAGATCCAGTGATAGTGGCTACAGTGATAGTGCAATCATTAGCAGGACTAGTTCCCCCTAGATCAGTACCTGATACAACAAAACTATCTCCCACTGCATATCCTACACCTGGTGTAGTAACAGTAGCACCATACGTACCTGAGTATATCAAGTTATACACAGTGAAATGAGCACCTAATCCTAACACGGTGGTTGCAGAATAATCCGGATCTTCGTGTGGGATACCATACGCCAAAGAATCACCAGTACTGGCATCGTTACCTAGACTGTTGAATAGGCTAGGCCAGAAAAGACCTGATTCCCACTGCTCTACTTGTGTGTTATAACTAGTTCTATCTAGCTTTATAGTGGATACAAAATCACGTACTACAGATTGATGTGCGTTAGAGATAGCCCTAGGTCTCACACCCAATGTGTACACATTAGTTGGATCAGACAGACTATTTTTAAATATCAGTCTATGATCTCCGGATATACTATTCCTGTGTTCGGTATGCAATGATATCACGGATTCAGTTGCAGATTCATTGATCAGAGAGATATAATAATATCCTTCAGGGATCGCACCGGGCTTCACTGAACTTATGTAGACTACAGAATGATTCTCTAGTCCTATTATAGGTAATACTAATAAGTCTGCAACGAAACTCATCTCGGTTTCTGTGAAATTCACTTCTACACTGGATGTGAATCTGATCTCAGGAGTTACTACATATCCTGCACCTTCATCTAGAATCTCTACACCGATGACCCTGTCGCCTGACATGATAGCTTGTAATCTAGCTTCTGTTTTAGGAGCAGGATACTTGGTAGTATCTAGATATGCTGTCACTACCGGAGGATCGATGTAACCATAACCGGAATCTAGTACAGTCACGCCCGTGAGGTCGATGTAGACATTGACGTTTGGATTGTGTTCTGTGATGACAGTATTATCTAGACCTCTGCTCAACCCCGATAATTTACCTGTATCTCTATCTATCGTGTTGTAACCGATCAATTCTCCATCGATCTTTATCACTGCCTCTACCGGCATTCCCCTAGCATTCACAACATATATCTCTTGTGCGGTAGCGGTGATGTATCTGCGGGTAGTAGTTATCACATAATCTGGTTTAGCAGTTAGGGTCAATCCATGATTCTCGAACCAAGGACTATATTCTCCGGTCCATATAGCATCATCTATGTCCTTTTGTTCATATCTGCTAGGTACACCGTATGTCAACTCAGGTGTCACATATTTGTTGACCTCAGAATCATATCTAGCTGGTAGATCGAAGTCAGTTATATCCGCATCGAATGTATCGGTTCCGGTATAATTGAAATAGAAATCTTTCAATACTACATGATATGGTTTCACTTCGTTAGCATAACCACTCAATAGATTCAGATTATCACTCTGGTATTTCTGGTAGGGCAACAAATCTCTGATATTATAGCTTATATCTGCTAGACTAGTCTTGTTTAGCCACGGCAGATGATTATTCGATGCGATGTTCTCACTCTGGATGTACTCGAACAATAGTATCAAACTCTTGTTTCTATGTTCATACAATGGACCCACATAAATCTGTTCGTTCAATGCACGTATTACATATCTCGTTTCTATTGTAGGATATGCATCGAATGCACCTGTATCAAAGAAATTGTCTCCGTAACCAATCTTGTTTGCTTGGTAATCCCATAGGGTGCTTAAGAATTGTATGGTACCATCCTCTAGACCAATCCTAGTCCACGAAGAATCTTTGTATGTGTATACTTCTCTCTTATTCTCACTATTGTAAAGAACACCCACGATCATGTTTTCTATGGCCTCTATTTTTGCCAGATCGTAATAATATTCTACTTCGAACGCCGTCTTAGTAGTATCAGAATATCCTTCTGCCCACCAATATATAGTCTCCCAGTAATTCCTAGTGTCGTAATTATCCCCGTTAGCACTCAGGAAAGTAAGATTATCGATCTCGCTCACCGGATATTGTTTCAGTATCGTGTTGGCATAACCTAGATAATTCTTCAATGCCCCGAATCTATCGAGGAATAATGATTGATTAGGTCTGATTCCTATGCCAGTCTGCAATAACTTAGGCAGCATAGGATTAGGTAATATCGCACCCAATTCATCTACTCCGGCTAAGCTGCTCAACATCTTGTTATACAGACCACTAGGTTCTGTAGATGTAGCACTAGGTAATCCCTGCAAGAAATCATCAGGATAATCTGTCCTGATCAATTGGAACTCGATATGATTAGGAACATCGATATCGTTAGTGCTATAGCCTACATGCAAGTTAGTCTCTTTGCTGTAGATATAATCACGTGAGTTATACAATGCATACACATTAGGTAATAATGGAGAGAAGTATGCGATTCCAGAATTCTGTGGATCATTGATATACTGTTCTATGACAGCATCAGTCAATGTCTTGCCTATGTTGCTGAACAAGATATTGCTATTTCTCACCCAATAGTAATATTTAGGTACTAGATTACCGCTGGCATCAGTCTCGAAACTAGCACTGTATCTAGCGAAATCGTAAGGTGTCCCGTTACCTATGTACAATGCAGGGATGACATTGCTCTCTATCCAAGTATATACTGTGACAGTACTTCCCGGAAAAACATTACCCCAGTATTTGATGTTATATTGGATATCTTCTTGGTGATAATTGATGAACTTCGTCGTAGTCACATCGAACCAGATCTTACCGACCTGTTCTTTGCCCCATACTAGATTACCTTTGAATTCAGATGGATTGTTATAACCTGCAGGATCCGCGCCTGAGATGAAATCGATATTCTCTCTGACAGGACCTAATAATTTACCTTGCAATGGATCGAAATAATCTAATGAACTGATAGTCACATCAGATATATTGTTGTAAAGTTGTATGCGCTGTATCTTAGAGATATCTACTACATCAGAAGATTTCCTGAATACGCTCCAGTCTGGTTTACCGAGATTATTCTTGTAAAATACTACCCTACCGCCCTCGTCATCTGGCTTGAATCTAGGCACACCGATCAATAGTTTATTATCACGGAACGCTAGTTTCTCACCATAGTATGGTTGCTTGCCGTAATCACTTATCGTGTCATTGCATGACTGTGCATAGATATAGTTGCCGAAAGTAGATAACGTCTCGCCATATGATTCTATGTAATCATACATATACACGCTACCTGCATCTGTGAATTCATCTTCCCAGGTAGTGAAGTTGTTGTCGAACACAGTATCGTTGTGTGTATCATCATCTTCGATCCTGTCGAAGAAAGTTCCTAGATAGCGATTAGCTACTGGTGCGCTGACAACGAAGGAATTATTCTCGTTGAACTTGACTGTATATCCAAACTGCGTCCTGCCCTCTGAGTGTGGGTCTAATATGACTTGTGTCTTTAGATAATCAGCGATGCCCAACTCTGCCAAGATAGTGCCATTCAATACAGTTAGATTCAACTTGTTATTGACTGGATTCAGATCCATATCACGCAAGCGTATCACTAGCCTGTTATCTTCTGTAGCATATGCGAACACATTAGTGATGATGTTCTGATTGATCACGTTAGCGACATACAATGCATTACCACCATGTGGTATGTTGACTCCGTAACCATTGATCAATATATATGTACCTGATAGTAGGTTACATTGTATTATACCTGTAATCCTACCAAAGCGTTTACCTTCGTTGGTATAGCGGAACACTGCACCTTCTTTGCGCTGTGCGTTTAGATTGAAGGGGCTGCCTACGATCAATTCGCTACCTGAACTGTTGCAATCCATAGTGAAGCCAAACTTCTCACCTGGATCTATATCTTCTAATACATCATAGCTAGCTAGTTCTTGCTTCAATACCATGTTTCCGCTGCTCACAGTGATGATGTCACCAGACTTTAATGGCATGGACATGATCAACAAGTTAGATACGATCAGATAATAACCAACATCTAATCTTTCTCCGTTCACATATACTGCTGATCCATAAGCAGGTGACCATGGCATGAAGAATAAGCTGAATGCATATGGTGGAGTATCTGCTTGTAGTTCCCAATTCTCCACTAATCTATCGTACACGAAAGAATAACCAGTGTCTTGATTTGAATAATTAAAATCTGATTGTGGGGACCCAACAAACAACTTAGTACCATCATAGTTGGTAGCCATGCTATAGCCGAACCTATCAGTACCTATAGATAGACCTTCGGATGTGACTGCCCCTAATAATGTATAGCTGACGCTCTGTCTCAATACTTCTGTCCCTTCTGGGAAAGAATATGGAATTTCTTCATAGACATAGAATCTAGTATTATCGGTAGATGGATTGTACTGGGCAGTGACGATAGTATATGCCAATTTTGTCAGTATCCCATATCCGGATGGTGCGAAGGTGACATATTTTCCAGGTGTAGCACCTGCTGTCACATCACCATAGCACACGAATTCTTTAGTGCCAGAGATAGTGGCCTCGCTCAATACTAATCCTACATTGCTCGGTGTATAATATTGATTGCGTTGGAACTCGACTACTGCTCCTACATCTACATCGTTGAATAAGCTAGCATATAGATAATTACCATCACCGGACAGAGCCATGGCCTCACCTACGTAATAGCCACCTAGCAATATTATCTGTTCTTCTACAAGTGCTACAACTCTGTCATTCTTGACCATGCGATATACATATAGCACGCTGTCACCGAACGAATCTGGCTTAGAGACCACCATGATATCATCGTTATGTACTACGACTTTTCCATAGCCGCTAACTTCTGTTATAGTATTGTATAGATATAAGAATCCAGCATTGTCTCGGTAATTGTATAACTTACCTTCGCTAGGGTCAGATACGAAATATCCCAGTTTAGTTATTGCTACTGCGCCACCGAATTCGGTAGATATAGGCTTCAAGAAATCTTCAGGTTTGTAATTGATAGATTTACGATACACACACCATTCATTGTTTGGATCGCTATCTACCCAGACTTTATTATTTACATATTCAGCGTTGGTGACTGGTAGACCGAGTATGTCTTTTGCTACGCTCACACGCTGGTTAACTAAGCTGAAACCTAGACCTGAACCCTTTATAGTAGTGACCGCGGTAGGTAATGACAGGGATACCACTATTGTGGTCAGATTAGAGACCGTCGTCACGATATAGTAACCATCTACCCTAGTGTCGAAGTTGATGATTCCGAAAGGATCATCTTCGCTGAGATTATGATGTCCGTCAAACGTGAATGTCGCCGTGCCGTTCAAGTTATTCAACACAGACACTAGATTGACACCCAATGGCAATGGAGTATATACTTTCCATTCGCCTACTTTATCAGCTACCCATATATAATCATTCTTGTATAGATCACCTATCAATGCGTCATCGAGTCCGCTGACATAATATGAAGTCTGACGAACATCATCTAGATTGACATATCCCGCAGTAGGCAACTCACTAGCAGTAGTAGACGGTATCGTAGGTAATATATCTGTGTTGTTAACAGTGTATGCATAATTCTTTATAGAATGCAATGGTATCTGCTGTTCTATGCCATCGACATCGTTGGCGTGAGTTATTGCGATTGTTGCTGGGTTACCTAATAGTTTAGATTCATCTAATGTTACTTCTATGAAATTCTTATTGAGGATGCCACCGAACTCGCTTTTCTTTATAGCCCAATTCTCGTGAAGGGTGTAATTCATCTTGGTCTGTTGCAATGTAGCGCCGATCAATGCATCTAGTGAATGCCTCGTTCCCTTATTGCTCAACAGATTCTTATAGATGTTCACTTGTGTCGTGTCATCCAGATTAGCTTCAGCTAGATATGTTCGTGGGCGATATCCTATCAATGAGAAACTCAATAAATCTGCGTCTTGTTTTAGATTAGCTACATTGGTGTTATAGTATAATGTAGATTCATATGCCCTAGTGCTTGGGTTAGGCAACAGACCAAGCTGTATATCTTCATATACTGTTTTATGCCATTCTTCAGTATTGAACTTGACGTTAGGTACGATTGTGACTTTATTAGCGACCCAGTATTCGTTCTTGTATTTTACGATAGTACCTTTATTGTACTTGACGTTTGACTTCCATTCTTCTATATTGTCTTGGTTGATGATGAAACCTGCTGCTGTCATAGTACCGTTCCAACTAGCAGTCTTTACTCCCTTGACATATATCCTCTGCTGGCGCAGACCAGTGATCAGATTAAACATCGTGTCATTGAACACAGTGGAATTATCGAACACTACTAGGTGTTCTATGCTATTGACTTTAGCTTTCAAGAAACTGATAGTGTCACCTGAGTTCAATGCTTTAGCAATGAATGTCGTATCTACTCTGGTGATAGCTAAGTCTTTCGGCTGTATAGGAACTAAGTTCTGATTCAATATGAAATTATCTTGGAACATAGTCAATGGTTGGATGACACCACTATCATTTTTGATGGTGATCTGATTAGCACATGGATTGACGTTCACTGTGCTTCCTACTTCCCAACCAGACGACACCCAATATAATATCTCAGCCACCATCTGCTTCCAGTTCAACTCGATAGCACTCTCGACATCATCAAAAGTTACACCTTGTTGTTCTAGATAGTATCCATATCCGTATACGAAATCAGCTAAGTCTTGTATAGAAGTGAACTCAGTGCCATATGGAACGATGACGGTCTTAGTGAAATGATTCTTAGCCAAGAACACTTTATTCGCACTGACTTCTACTACATCATATGCTCCATTCTTCATAGGAACATTGACTATGAAGTATGCTTTCTCTTGTCCGTTGCCATAGACTTTGTAACCGTTCACAGTTTTCTGTACGATCAGTGAACTATAGATTATGCTCTCATATGGTTCATTCTGGTACAGTATTATGTTGTAACTCTCATCAGGTATCAACAATGAATTATTCTTGCTGTTAGGTGAACCTTTCTCAGCGAAGAATTTCAATAATGATTTGTCGCTGAAGCCAGCCATCCTATAGGCTAATCTGACATCGACATTCGATATCAAATCTGAGATTTGCTGGTATCCATCGACTCCATATTGATTCAAATAATCTACGATCCAGTTCAGATAGCTATGTGTGGATGTAGTATCATCTTTTCCATAGACTTCATTGTTGTAGAATTCTGTCCTGGATCTATCGTTAACAAGATACTGATCGAACTCTGCGTTGTATTTGTATGTGTCGAGGTTCAATCCCAAAGCGAAGAATCTTGCTGGTTTGGTCAATGCAAAGATATGCATGAGGTCGAAGGGCCATGTGCTGCTCTTGCGATAGCTATATTCAGCTGGTCCCATATCACCCACGCTCCAGTCATTACGGAACGTATCTACATCATATGAATTCACTATGCTTGTGAAAGGTGATACTAATCTTCCCGTAGAACCTACTGGTAATACTTTCAATAGATCAGGACGGACCCTCTTCGTATTGATATATGGGGAACCATTATTCCATACACTACCATTGGCTATGTCTGTCCACAATAATGTGTTATCACTAGTATATGGTGCATCACCGTATCTAGTATCCCACCATGTAGGTTTGTTATATAGTCCCAGCATCTCCCATGGCTTAGTATCTGGATTAGCAGTATCATATAACCACAGATACACACCACGCCAATTGCCTTGCTTCAACGTGGTCTGATCTAACTTGTTGATGGACTTATTATAGTTCCAAGTGAATTCATTGGTCTTGAAATATGTCTGTGGAATATACTCGATGCGATTCAATCCTACCCAATTCAAGAACTGTGCAGAGTATATCTGCTCTATCTCATCATATGAGTAATCAGTCGTCCTGAATTGACCAGGAATTACGTCATCAGCCTCTAATGGTATAGTGGCGTTGACTTTCAAGTTGTTGTATATCCTAGTCTCAAACTCTAATAGTACCCTATCTCTGAAATCTTCTAAGTATCCATCATTATATGCACCATGCAACTTAGTGTATGAACCATCATGACCTTGGATGAAATAAGTAGGTGTCAGATAAGAACTATCTAAGATTACTGACGGGATGAACGAAGGGTAAAGACCTAGTTTAGTAGGTGTGTTTGGTACGAAACTACCATAAGTCTGTGTATATTCTTTGATAGTGATGACATCATTCACCAATAAGTCTTTCTCTATCTTGACAAATTTATCAGTCTCACTGATATTGTAATCTACGTCTTTCACTAATTGGATTGTACGCAATATACCATCGACATTTCTAGTCAGATATATCAATAGTCCGGCATAATTAGCATTCTTGAAATCATATACTTTAGATAGATTGAAATATGATGATGTCAATCCACTCTTGAAAGTATAACTCTTGGTGATCGCCGCACCCTTCGAAGGGATCATATCACTCCAGAAGAATGGATTAGTATCATTTTTGACACTAGTAATCTGATCTAGTGCATCGTCTAGTATATCTGCGTTTTTACTCAATATGTTATAGTCTGTTTTGTTGACAGTATCCATCAATACTGTCTTGAATTTAACATATTCAGTAGCGTTATAGCGCAGTGCATTCAAGAAATTGTTATTCGATTCCTTCAAGAATATAGAAGGGGCAATCATCGATGCGCTGTTCTGTATGATCCTAGTACCATATGGTACTATGTTTCCTAAATCTCGATAATTATTAGGTCCGAATGCAGAGCCTTCTAACGTAGTCACGTTATTGCAGATACTCTTGAAATGCCCACGAAGATCACCCAAGTTGACAGTCTTTAATTGTTCATTGAATGGGTTGTGATCGAAATTTGATGGTATCTGATAATATGCAGTCTGTGATACTTTGGCGCTATGGATCAATATCTCTACTGGCGTGTCTAGTGGTGGTAGAGAAGTCAATGATACTTTAGTCGCCCCATTTTCTACGATATATGTATAATCCGTAGTGCGTTGATTATCTACATAGACCACGATAGCGGGCCACTCTATCGATGTGTCTACCGGAATGTCGCAGATTAGATCGTTTCCTGTATAAGTCAGATTGAATATCTGATATTGGACGCTTGGAGCAACCGCTGTCTGCCAACCAATATGTCTCTTATACTCTGCGATAGTATCATAAGTATGGACATAACCAGAGTTCACTACTGTATTGATAGACTTATTATCGTATGCGTAATTAAATGTAGCAGTGTTTATGCTGACATCGAAACTGATATCACCGATATTAGTGATAGAACTATACTTTATCGGGAAACCCAACACAGGATCATTGGCTCCTGTGCCTTCAGCATACTGGAATAATGTACATCCATCAAAATCGCTACCTTGATAGTATTCTTGATCTCCAAAACTTATACCAGAAGAATTGAATACATCAAATCTAGGTAGTTGATTGACCTTCTCTTTTTGTTGTGCTTCTATCCAATTAGATCCATCAAAATAAAAAGAACGTCCTTGATAAGTCTCGCCTTTGGTGACGACTACTTGTTCGTTGAATAAAACATCTCCATCGAATGATTTACTCAACGTTATGACTTGTGGGCCGCCCGTAGCTACTCTGGCTACTGCGACTGTATAAATCTTGTTCCTTACTTCGGGGTCGGTGTCACCTGCAAATATCACTCTTGCACCATCAAACATGACGCTACTATTACCATCGATGACGAAAGATGACTTACCTTCGACTTGATTGAATGCGTCGGTCACAGAATAATTTATGTAATCGACTGGCACTTTACCCATAGTACCCGAATTAAACAATTTGATATTAGGATAGAACTCGATGATCGGACGTCTGGCTCTAGTGGTCGTGCTCTTGAATGCTGCATCTATGTTAGGAGTATTAGAATTCTTTTCTAATGTATAATTCAACACATCGATATGGAACCAACGATTGCTGCGGCTCCATGCATTCTTGTTTATGCTATTCCTGTGGATGAGTATATAATCTGGTATCTTAGGTACAGACAATGCGCTACCATATACCTCAGAATCATACGGGGACATATCATAGGGAGCATAATACGCTTCTGCAAACGTCTCAGGCACCTGTTGTTCGCTCACCGGTAGTAATACGATGCTAGTACCTACACCCTCTACATAGTATTCATCCTGCTTATATGATTCTGGATACACCGTACCTACAAATTTTACTTTCAATCCATTAGTGAATTTTATACCATTCGAGCTAGTGAACGTCTTTTTACCTAACACATCTGTCTCTATGTTGATAGATTGGCTGCTGACAGTATCGACTAATTTGATCATACCAAACTTATCTGCATTGCTACTATCTTGGTAGTATAAGGTGTCTAAGTTAGCAGTTATGAATGGTAATAAGATTATCTCACCATATGCGTTTCTGACGAATCCTCGATTAGCGTATTGATTGCCTAATAATGCTGTTATTTTCTCATCATTGGGTAATAGGCTATACTCGGATAATTTTATGATGGGATCTGTGGGATCTCCAAAATATTGTATCAGATACACATTGTTGTTTAGTACTGTATAGCTACCTTCTTCGAAGTTAGGATACCCATCATTATTGGGATCACCGTCGAAGCCCGAAGCATCATCAAAAAACGTACCCAAGAATCCAGTCTCAGCGGGAGTGTGACCGTAAAACAATAATGTTTTCCCATTGAGATTGCTGATGCCATCGATGTCTTTTAGTTCACTTAACTTTTTTCCATGTATCTCATCTACTGATTTAGAAGTGACTATATCTACTGTCCCGTTGCCGGCATAGCTATAATCATCTTGTGCGGTGGATAAAGGAACATCAAATATGATCTTGCCGCTTTTAGTACCATTATTCGTCACACCATATACTTCTCTAGTAGAGAAATTAGTATTGACAGGATCATAACCACTAGTACCAGGTTGTGTCTGTACCCAGAAATTAGTAGTCTGGCTCACATCGAATTCATATGTGCCACCGCGCACCAAAGTTATTATAGGGTTATCTTGATTGAATTTGATGAGTCTACCTTCAAAACTATATGATATATCTTTAGATGTGACAGTGAAGGTATCACCGGTATAGATAGAATCTAGAGCTACAGTGACAGCATCCGGACCCATAGGCAACCAGTAGTACTGGCTATAATTTATAAGTTTATCTAGATCGACAAAACTATCCCAAGAATAAAATTCGTTCTCGAAAAGCCTATCGTTTTTACCTGTCAGTGCTCCATTGATTCCTAACGAATCTAATAGACCGGGATAGGTGATCGCATCGATAGCTGTAGTCGTATCTTTTTTCTTAAATACCACTGCAGGTTCGAACTGATAATCTCTCCTCGCCTTAGTAGATTCTGCTAGATAGGTATCTTCTGCTTGGACTCCATAACCAAACTTGCTACCTATATAACCCTGTATCCTCTTATACTCAGGAGGTTGTACGAGTTGGTCTAGTGTAGCACTTAAGAACTGTTCGTTAGTTTTTGTCCTAAAGATTTCTGGTAAGAAATCGATTGTTCTGACTCTTGTTGCCATTATTGTTTACCTATCAATTAGCTTCCGGATTGCAATTCGCTTGGGGTCAATGCAGCGATTACCATTATGTCAGATGCCTGGGCACCATTCACAAATATCTCATAAGGAGCACTACGTATCTCATATAGATCGCCGAATGTTAGATTTGGATCGTTTGGTACTAACACTACTGAGTTGACTAGATCGCCTATCCTAGAATGCAGATATGCGCTCAATTCACTGAAATAGAATGTATCCCCGAAGTTCCAATTCTCGATATTGAAATACGTGTTTATCTCGCTCAATACAGCACTCCTGATCTCGCTATCACTAGCAGTAGTAGAACTAGACTTGATAACTTTGATAGTAGCTCTCAGTTGTGGTGCTGCTTTATTACCAAACAATGGCTTGAATTTGACACTATTCAATATCACGCTATCCGTCAACATCTTATAATCATTGATCTTTGAGTAAGTGAGATTCAATTCATTGATTGTTGGTGGGGTAGGCTCGACCAATGTGTCTGTGTTATCCTTTATCCAGTTCTGATAATCAGTGTAGTAACTCTGTGTGACAACATATAAATCGATGATGTTCGTAGTAGCAGGATCTATCCTAGTAGTATTGCTAGAGTTATGTCTATATTGAAAATTCAAACCCTGGCGACCTATCTTAGCTACATAGTTATCTAATTGCACTAGGTCAATCACGTTCTCATATATAGAATCGCTGACAGATTGATAGAAAACATTCTCTTTAGTAGCGTAATATATCTGACCTGCTGCATATTCATATTTCACTAATGCTATGTCTGCCCTAGTAGTGTATGCATAGTTGATAGATGTAGATGGAACCAAGCGATATCTAGTCAACAGATTCGCATCTGTGATTCGCTCGAAGAACGCGAAATGACGATAGTTAGTAGCACCTGTGACATATCCAGTTACTGTAGCGAAGAAATCTGGATCCTTGACTGCACCTGATATGTTTGGATCAGTGCTGGCTACCTCTACACTGTAATCATCTACATATCCATCGGTCTCTACAAGTTGACCCACTACGCTCAACTTCAATTCGTTAGGGAAAGGATAATTGCTATCTGGCTGGCTGTTTATCTTCAGTATATTCACGAAGTCCTGTAATAGTTTACCTGTAGCAGGATCATAGACTACACGATTAGTATCAAATGTGAATCTCACATTGTTTGCGCTGCCAAAATAATAAGCGATAGACTTATAGACTACCCTATATCTGTTCGAACCTAGGCTCTCGAACTTCACGAAATAATTGGGATCGGTATATGTGCTCAATGACCAGCGTGTCTGATTAGCTAACAATGAATTATCGAATATCAATGTGAAGCTCTTATTCAACACGATCTGCTGTACGCATTCTTGTATTATGTCGTTTGGTAACAGATTAGTGAATGAAGGGATGACAGTAGTCAATATGATGCCATCTGGTAATGCGTTGTTCAATGTCACAGGACCTAGACCATTGTCTAGATTACCATTACCATTGTTATTTCCGTCACCGGTCACTGCTGCTACGCTAGTCCACAAGAATGTAGAATCTGCTGGTGTTGGTATTCCCTCGACTAGTCTATAGTTAGTATCGAAATATTTTCCCGGCGGAGCGACAAACTTTAATAATGCGCCAGGGGTGATATATTTCACATGACCCGTGCTGTATATACCTACTGGGATAGAACCTAGATAGTTATAGAAATATCCCGTAGACTCTAATGTATTGAATGACGATTGATTCCAATATATAGTACCATCACCTGACGCAGGGCTGATATCATATCTGTCATAATACTGATAATAATATTGCAGAGTACGATGATTGTTTAATTGGTTATTCAACACATCAGTCAGGAAGCTCACTATATCATTCGTGCTATTAGCTGTGAACGTAGTATATCCATCACCTTCTTCGATGTACAAGCCGCCGTCGTCGGAGAAATCATTAGTGCTAGAATATTTGGCGCTAGGATCGATCAGATCGAAACTACGGCTGACACCTACACTGCTGCGATTCAGTGCTTTGCTCTTTATGATAGAACCATATAATGTATATGGGAAGTTATTATAGTCCTCACCATTCACCATCCTGTTCTGTGAGTAATACCTCTGTGGAGCACGTTGTTTGATGTTCTGTAATGTCTCACGTGCTTGCGCGTTCGATACTGGAACAGTCAACTCTAATGTCATAGTCAATGTCTCGATCCTACCTACACGGCTGATATAATTCAATGTTATGGTAGTACCTTGCATCTCATCTGGATTGATAGTATATGTGAGAGCATTTCCCGAACGCACATACGCTAAGTAATTTCCTACAGGTATATCACCGAATACTCCGTCACCAAACACATAGCTGACTTGATCATTGAAACGTGATACTACGCTGAATATCTTTCTCTCTTTGTTGACACCTTGATTATTGTTGTCATATATGCTGTCTACATGATTCCATTGTGTCAATGCATTAGTGGATGTGTTCAATGCATATAACCATGTGTCAGTATTATTGACACCTTGGATATCGATATCTACCACTTGACTGCTGATCTGTTCAGGCAGAGAGAAACTATATTGTTGTAGTGCTCCTTGCTTGAAGTAGAAGAAAAATCCTGTGTTGGGGCTTCCATAACCTAGTTTGTCGTTCCTGTACAGTATATTGAACACACCAGTGGGTCCTGGTGGCAACTCATATACATCGTTGGAATTCACGCTAGTGACGCTGACACATTCGAAATTCATACCTACACCGTCTACTGTAGCGGAGAACGGGGCAGTAGCTGTCACGCCAGCCGGGATGCTTATGCTATATTCATCGGTCTTGACATTCAATATGTTCTGGCTGTTGCCTGGACGACCTACACGCTGGGCGTTGATCAGGGCAGCATTGATGATAGAGTTGAATTGTTCTTGCCAGTTAGGGTTGCCCGGATCATTCCACAATATAGTGAGATTGCTCAGGTTCAGCCCAGTTATGTCTTTGACTTGCTCAGTAGTCTGTATGCTTGTGAGTTTCAGATAGCCTTGACCTGCGATGTTTCTCTTGGGGTTATATCCTACCAAGTTAGCTAGTTTGATGACGCTATCACGGCGCTCTGCTGTATCGATGAAGTTCTCACGTGTGTTCAAATCATCACGGAAGCTCAGTGCTTGCCCCATGAAAGCCATGACATCCAATAAAGCGACATATTCGCTGCTCTCTACATAGTCATTGAACGTTTCTGGGTAATAGGTGCGAAGGTAATCGACAAAGGTCTTACGCAATGTCTCATAATCATAACTCTGAAAATCAGCCTGTTTGTACGTCTTATAGATCGTTTTCCAATCATTGACTCCAAACAACGATGACTGTCTTGAACTTGTGGCCATATCTTCTCTCTTTTATATATTTATCACTAGGGAAAATGGCGTTTTATTGTATGCCAAATGCGCTGCTAGTCTTTTGATCAAACATGATAGATAGTGTCATGGGATCATTGAATGGAGTGACAGCCATATCAAGTTCTATCAATATACCTTCATCTTGTGGATACGCAGTTACAGTATTGAGTTCTATCCTAGGATCTAATGATGCTACACGTTGTATCTCCCTCTCTAACTGGCCGCGCACATCGGGAACGTTAGGTTCGAACACAAAGCTCCATAACGTAGTACCATACTCAGGTTTTCCGGGCTTCTGTCCTTGGGGAATGTTCAATGCATTGATGAAATCTCTAATGACTAGATCAGTATCGCTCAACCTAAACTTCTTTCCCGATGTAGTCACTGGATAATTCTTTACCAGATTGGATCCACCATCCACTCCGCGGTTGAGATTTGTACGGACTTGATCGATATTTTGTGTGTTGAATCCAAAAAATGTTGACATTTTAGTTCCTATGAATTATTTATTATGTGTAGCCCACTGACTTTTGCATAGCTGCTTTTATCTGTTCTATATCTGCTAGGCATGCTTTCCATGCCTCATTCGCTGTTATAGTCTTGGGATCTTCTGGACCATATTTACCCTTAGCATCTAAGTATGCTTTCCTGAGATCCCATTGCTGATCTTCTTTTGCTGCTAATTTAACTTTCAATTCATCATATGCTTTGATCTGGTCCGCTGATACTGGTTTTCCTGCATTTGCTGAGATGCCACCGAAATTGATCGCAGGTATCTTAGCATCTCCCAACAACAACTTAGCTTGTGCAGCCATTGGACCAAAGTCGAATGTCTGTGTTCCTACTGATGGGAGTCTGACTTCAGTAGAGCCACCGGTGCCTACGGAACTTATCGCGCCGGCTAATTTAGCGGCATCTGCTGATCCTAATCCTGTAGATGCTAATGATTCTAGACCATCACCAACTGATGCCATCTTGCTCTCTAATCCACCTACTATAGATTGGATCTGTGGCAATCCGGTCTTGACGGCACTCAACACACCACCGATAGCTTTGCTCAGGTCTGCGCCTCCCGGTACGTTAGGTATTCCTGGTACGCTAGGAACGCCCGGCACATCCATTGTTTTGAATGTCTGTTCTAATGTTCCACCTAGATTCTTCACGCTATCTACTACGCTACCTACTGCACCGCCAGGCGCAGTCGCACTCTCAGCTAATCTCTTTAATTCTGGTGCATAACTCATCACTGAATTGATAGATGCTGCACCACCGGGTATACCAGACAACATGTCAGTGGTATCTCCGCCGAAAGCTCCAACTGCCGATGTGGCTAATCCACTCAATATACTAGTACCCCTAGCTATGGCATCGCCGGGAGACTCTGCATTTGATGTAGCAGCAGTCATGGCTGCTCCTGCCGATTCTAGTGTAGTTCTCAATGAACCACCTGAATTCAAGCCCAATGATCTAGTCAATGATGCGTTGATATCAGCTGGAGTAGCTGTAGGCAGATTAGCTGCTTCTGTTGCTGCTTTTAATTCTTCTGCGGCTTTTTTCAATTCAGTCAAGTTTACTGGTTCACCAGATGCGAATGGCTTGAATGCGGCAGTGACCGAACCAAATACTCCTGCAACAGCACCTTGCAATTGATCTCCTGGTGGAGTGACTCCACCTAATCCACTCAGCGTCTTGTCAGCCATAGTAGCAGCGAGTTTACCTGCTGCCATGAGGTCACTCACAGAACCTTTGATATCGGGGAACGATTCAGGCATCTTCAATCCTTCACCGGTAGCATTCAATTTCAGACCGGCACTCGATAGACCGGCAGTGAGATCGGCACCTGATGTCAACTTAGCGACATCTAGACCAGCGCCACCTGCTAGCGTAGATGCTATCGCTGAACCAGTAGCTTCATTACCGATGACACCTTTAGCGAATTCTAATGTGCGTGTGATGCCCGCAGTAGCGGCGGCTAACACTGGGCCCGCAGTCTGTGTGGGACTCTCAGACGGATCTATCAGACCAGCAGATATCAATGCTTTCTCACCTTGTCCTAATAGATTCATCATAGCGCCTGCTTGTGCAGGAATGTTCCTGATCAATTGATCTATAGAGGTCACACCGTCTTTGCCAGTAAGCACGTTCTGAGGAATGCTCTGCGATAGTGATCTGGTACCTGATTGTATAGCCCCATTGACTAATGCTGCTGCGCCCGGTTTTATCAATCCCGATGCTTCTAATTGATCTGCATTCAGCGCGAAAGGACCCACTGCTGGCATGGCCGCGCCACCTGATGTTACCACGCCTGCTGCTGCACTCACTGCATCGGCTGTAGGACCTGTCGCTGCGTTCACTGCGCTCTGTGACAACAATGAGCTGGTCACGGCAGGTGTGAGGCTTCTGGATACACCTGCGGTCGGTGTCACAGTAGCTGCTACTGCCGGTGTTGTCCCGGTTTCCGGTGCATCAGGTATAGCCCTGTTGACTTGAGATAATGCCGGAGATGGCGCAGGTGGGAATGCTGCACTAGCACTGAGATTAGAAGGTACATTGACACCTTGATTGGCATTCGCCCATGGGCTATGTGCAGGCGCACGTGAAGTGATGCTCTGTAGTTTGCCTGGCGCTGGTGCATAACCTTTCTTGTCATCGAACAATGTGTCCGTGTGTGCTACTAATGGTATAGGCTTCACTGCTTGTGGCACTAATCCACTAGCACCTGTGTTCAAGTTGATCTTAGAACCATTGATGTATGTGATAGCACTGCTCAGGAAACTAGAATCTGCGCCTGACGCATAACTCATCTTACCATCTACCTTAGAAGTCAATTCTCCTTTGGTGTGTTGTTTGAAATTAGAACCTATCAGTTGGGTAGTTTCTTTGCCGCTCTCCATTCTGATATTCTCTGCTGATAGATTGAAGTCTTTTGTGGCATGCATATTGATGTTATTATCAGCGTGTAGGTTCAGATCACCTTGCGTCCTGATGTTGACGCTATTGGTAGAGTACATATCGATAGTACCCTCTTTACCCAACTCTACATAACTCTGACCATTAGCATGTATGATGAACAATGTCTGCGCTGAATCATTCATCATTATCTGATGGCCCTGCGCTGTCCTGATACGCACTAACTGATCTTTGCCTACTATGTCACCATCATCCATGACGATGCTATGTCCGCCCCTGCGACCTATGATGCCGAAATTCTTGTCGGGTATAGAACTGTTCTTCACTGCATCAGCAATAGTCTGATCATCATATCCGCCGCGATAGATCGGTCTACCCGGCGTGCTTATACCAAATACCCTGCTTGGACTCTCTCGCAGGCTGCTGCTACCTATCGTGCCCCTGTCGGGGTCACGTATCAGTCCTTGCTTGTTCAGTATCGCAGCCTGATAGCTATGCACAGGTCTGGCTTGATCTATAAATGTGGGTTGGCTATCTAATTTTTTATTCGCATTGTTTATCTCTGCGACAGGCAATCTAGTCGCACCACCATAACTCTCTGCTTCTCCTGAATTGGCTATGACCTTATCGCTGGCTGCGATGGCAGGAACCATGTGCGTCATTCCGATAGGAGGAACACAACCTATATAATATCCAAACTCTAATGATCCATTTAAGAACACACATACTACTTCGGTATCTAGATCAGGAGGTGTAGCCCATATACCATAGCTGTGCGGATTTCCTGCATATTTTCCTAGGTCATTCGAACTGCTGTCGTTGGGGGTAGCTCCAAAGAAAGGACTCATGTAGCTGACCTCGGTCCATGAGTTGGGATCCTCTTGATTTCCGCTGGCTCCTTTTATTTTCAGATAGACCTTTATCTTACCCGAACGTGTCTTATCTACGTTGTTCTTCACTATTCCTATACAAGGATAAGGTACTAATACGGCTCCGCCAGCTTCTTCTGTCTGACTCTTTAGTGTTCCTCTAGTTTTAATGATATCTTCTGCTGACATTTTATCTTCTCAATTTAGATACATCTATTATATTCTGGCTCTGCAATACTCGTCCAGCACCTAATAGATTTTCAAGCACTCTGGGTTGTGCGTTAGTCGTGGGTGTCTCAGTGCGCCCTGCGTCTGCCGGAGGCGTGGTACTGACCGGTGCAGGCGTTCCTGCCCTAGCTGAGTCATCTGATACTGTTCCCCCAACAATAGGTGGCAAGCCGGCTTGTCTCAATAATGTCGATCCGGGCATGCTGTTCGCCACCAGTGGACTGATAGGTATAGGTGCAGGTCTAGCAGTTCTCTCCTCGATAGCGTTATCCGATCTCCTCACATCAGCTTGAGAGGCAGCAGGGGCTGTCGGAGCTGTAGGTGTTCTCTCAGGTTCTGCTGGCTTTGTTTCTTCTCTTGGTTTTTCTTCTGACTGTATGTCAGTGAATAGGGGAGGTAACACTCCCCTCAATTCTTGTTCGAATCTTCCCCTAGAGAATCTGCTAGTCACTTCCATCAACATATAGCACATACCTTTAACTTGCCTAGCCAAAGCTTTGGGGTAATCCCAGAACTTTATGCTATCATTAGTCTCTAATAGACCGGTCTTGAGGTCATAATCTACAGGCTGCTTGAAATCTATCTCTATGAACACTTGACCACTATTTGGATTTATCGTGAAATTATCACCGTACCATTTTTTATAGACATCGTTCAAGCGACCACTGACTGCTTCCATGAGATAATCAGGGTCACCTAATATTTTTATCCTGGCATGTAGTTGATCTTTGGGGCTATACAAGAAAGCCTTTATACTATTCTCAGGCTCTAATGATCCAGGTATACGCATAGTAGAGTCACCTTCACTTGAACCCATCCTTGCTTGTGGAGCGGGATCTCTGTTGTCTGTTGCTGCTTTACTGGAAACGACTGATGCGTTGAAGTAAGCTAGATTGTACTCTTGCTCATAACCAGTGATCTCTGTATTCTCTCCTGTATACCAATAATCATACCTCTTATGCGGTCCATAGTATTTGGTCGTAGTACCATACGTCAGTGCTCTTACGTAAGGTATCTCATATTTCTGTATATTATATGTTATGTCATACACATAATCATTTCGTTTAGTATCTTTCTTGGGATTGATCTTGACACTAGGTAATACATTGAACCAAGATAATTTTTTTACATCTGAGTTAGGTACATATGTAGGATCACCGGGTTTCACTGTATCATTTTCTTCTATCACGCTGGCTTTCAAAGCGTCCCTGATATAGCTGCTCTGTGTGATTATAAGATCGATAGCTTGGACTATGGGCATTCCTGCAGGAATAGCGATCTCGCGCTGTGTCTTTTCTATAGAGCCTAGTTTGTTGAGATATTCCGCACGTACATTACTGGCTTCTGAACTCAATACTTCGAACATAGGTGTTTTCTGTTTAGTGTAATAATCTTTAGGAACTATCAGTGCCTCTGCTATGTCTGAGTTTTTTTCGAATTCTGCGGTTATAGTCTGCTTTATCTCTATCTTAGGATTCTCTGCTTGTAGTTCTAATTCTTCTGCTTTGTTCAATGCAGTGAATAGACCATTTGGACCTAAGAGCAGATCATTCACTGTCTCGCCCTTGATAGTTATCGGACTCTTGATCGTGCCTAACTTAGTTCCCAATCCTGCTTGCAGATTGACTGGTTTAGCTTCTATGTTATAGATCACTGATTTATTCTCTAACCTAAAATTGAACTTGGTTATGACTATAGGAAATCCTCGCTCGAATATAGCTTGTTCATCTGTTTTCTTTATATCAGCTTGTGGATAATCTTTTCCGCTAACTACTTTACCATCTTTGTCATATCCAAAGAAATTTATCATCAGAAAGAAATGTTCTTTCAGGCTAACGATGGCATCGCTAGCAGCAGAAGGATCCATCGCTAATCTATCTTTCTGTAATCCTATCGCAGCTTCTACTATCTTATTAGTGAACGTGAATCCATATGGTTCTATGACCTGGAATTTGAATTCTATAGTATTCGATACTGCTTGATTAGACCCCACACCAGTCTTGGTATGCATCTCTAGGTTGTCTATGTAAAAATCTAAGTCGAATCCCTTCGCTCGTTCAGAATCTACTCCTTTTGTTATTCCGCCGCTCTGTGCTATCAATTTGAAATTCTTCACAGCAGATTGATCACCTTCCATGTAAGCATTGAAATATACAGGGTCTAGGAAATATAGACCAATCTTATAAGTGTAGCTGCTTAACTCTGATAATGGATTATATACGCGCCTACCTATGATGTTATCTGTGCTACCTAATTTGCTCGTCCCGGCAGCACCTGAAGATGTCGTTCCTGCGTTAGGGGTGACAATAGTAGATGCGGGACTAGAAGTACTGGTAGTAGTAGGAGTAGCAGTAGCAGTACCGGCTGGGGTAGCACCTGTTGGTGTAGTACCCCTAGGAGCTCCGCCCCCATCATCATCTGCACCACTTAATGTTGGTCCGGGTGTTGCCATATTATATACCTAACGCTTGTCTCAACGCAGGTAATTGTGGGATATATATACCAGTGCCGGCAACGAAATCGAATAACGGATCTTTTATCCTATTAGGATTGCGCTGTGCGAACACCCACCACAATCTACTATCTTCATACAAGTCGAATGCCAATAGATCCGGGCGCATATGATATGTCTGTGTTATCTCCCAATAGATGTCCGATGGATCCATAGGGATCACTCTATCTACCATCACATCTAAGAATTCATTATTATAGATAGATGTTAGATGATAAGGGCTTGTCTGACCGTATGCCATTACCAGATTCCTCCGCTATTCCTCTTCGATCCCCTCAGCAATGAACCAGTTGCGTATTCTTTCAAACTGAATGTCTGGCTGATATCTCTCCTGGTCACTATCGGGATCAATGTCAATGTCAATGATATTTTTGTAGGTACATATGTATATGCAGGCTTGCTCAGGCTAGCACCTGTACTAGCATTGTTGAATGCAGAAGCAGGCTTCACTCCCCCTTTAGGCAATTTACCAGAACCAGGTTTGAATATGTCAGTCAGACCACTCAACACTGCTGATCCAGGTCTGGTAGTAGGAGCTTTCGATGCATATGATTGTATATTCTGTCCCGCCCATTGATTCGTAGTTCCAGCACGTATATAGTCTACATCGTTAGGTAGATTGTACTGGAAGTTAGACAGTGCTAATGGATGATTATCGAATTGAAACGCCCCATACCCTGTGAGATATAACAATGGGGGAGGTGTACCTGCTCTAGGATTGACATCCCGTCCATAAAACATCTTAGTAGCAGACTTGAAGAAATGTATCACAGCTAATAAGTAATTCGCTTCTACCGTATCCTGGGCTGTGAATTCTGCTGTTATCGATACATCTTCCACAGTACTATTTTTATAGAACTGTGTTTTATAGTTGGTATGTGTTATATCTGCTGCTTCGTAATTGGCGCGATAGTTTGTGTTTATCGTTGGCGTATAAGGAAATACGACACCGTCAGTACCTTGTAGGGGATATAGTATATCCTGTGGTTTAGCTGCCCTATACAGATAATCTGCTTTGGGTGACAGGCTCAAGCGCACTCGCCAATCATCTTTGGCTTGGAAAGATTCTGCTTTGGCTTTGGCGACTGCTTTAGCTTGTGCTGCCTTCGATGCCGCTGCCGCGTCTGCGCGGGACTGTGCTGCACTTGCTGACGTTGCAGGTTCTACGAAACCTGCACCCACATATACAGGATTGTTATTCTCATCTAGTGACCACCCTGGATTGAGATTACCTTCATCATCGTATGCAGTACCAGTAGTCGCACCAGCATCACCGGGTGTATCTACTGTCTTTTCATCTGCGAAACCTTCGGGTACACTACCAGGAACAGGTGTGTATAACTCTCCTGTCTCTGGATTCTTTCTCAATGTAGAGACTGCTCCGGTCTCGTCGCGTAACGCTAGACCACTGACTATAGGAGTTGGCTCTGATCCGCCCGGTGAATCTCCTGGGTACGCCGGTGTCACTGCGTTAGGATCGGCAGCTAGTTGTGCTTCGACAGTGGGTGTAGCTGGACTGGTGTTGACACTAGGACTCTCTGGTGCCGGCGTAGGTACATTGGGGTTGGTTGTGTCTGGACCATATGCAGGTCTGCTCAATGTACCATCAGCTTCTGAATACACTGAATTGGCTGCTATCGCTCCTGCTTGCTCTAAGTTACTAGCACCAACTGTTGTCTCTGCTACTGCCTTATCACCCTCACTCACATTCGCTAACAATTTAGTTTCTTGTATAGCTAATTCGTCTTTCCTTTTTTGCAATGCTTCTGCTTTAGCGATATCACCCGATGCACGTGCTTCGGCTATCGATGCCCTGGTGATGGAATTCTTCTCCTCTTGTACAGTAGCCAGATCGGATTTGTTCTTCTCTAGTATACTAGCTTGTGTGAGTTGGTTATCCCTAGCCATCTTCAATGCCACATTACGGTCTTGTGGACTCAATGTCTTGATGAAGTCAGGGTTAGTGAGTTGTTGGGGTGTCCATGATGCCATAGTATGATTATCCTTATACATATTTATCGCTAAATAATAGTGCGTTTTTTACCCTTTCTACTTGCACTCTATTGCAATGTGACACCTGAGGTGTTATAATAGTGCAAAACAATAACGGAGAATCATGTCTATCCCATCAAAGAAACCAATAAATTATTTGAATAACAAGGATATTCTCAAAGAAATCCATGCAAGCAAGAACACATATTGCACATATCTAGACCCCAAAAACGATCATAGATATGATTTCATTGTAGATTTACCCACAAATACCATAGAGCAGAGCCTCAAATATGCGTCAAAACCAAGCAGTATCAAGGCTGCGAAAGAAGCTAGAGCAGCAAGGATTCTACAGGAAACTGGCGAGAAAATAACAACTAGGAACATCCCTTATAGCGATCTAGTATTCAGGATAATGACTTGGGATCATATCCCGGTCGCCCCAAAACAAGCCCGCAAATCGGATAAAAAGAAGACCGCTAAAGATATCTTCGAGTTCGAGGACCCAGCTGAATCATTATTCGCTGAGTTAGAAGACAATACCTTCAAAGCAGAAGTCGATGACATGGTTCATGTCAAGGTCAATTTTCCCCCGTTCCAGCATTTCAGGATGGACGAGAACAAGACATTCCAGTGTATCGGTAAGAGCCACTGGAAAGGTACATTAGACGGTGGTGAGTTCTCTAAAGATCATGGGAACATCACCAATAAGTTAGCCCGAATGTATATAATGATGTGCGAGAAATACGCCATGAAGTTCAATTGGCGCGGTTACACATACAACGATGAGATGCGTAATAGTGCTATCTTGCAGTTGACTTATGTGGGCTTGAGATTCAACGAAGCCAAGAGTGCTAACCCATTCGCTTACTATACTGCGGCTATCACCAATAGTTTCTGCCGTGTACTGAACAGCGAGAAACGCAATCAGAATATACGTGATGATATCTTAGAGATGAATGGATTGAACCCAAGCTGGAGTCGCCAATCTAGCAGCAATAACGTATACGAAGAATGATTGCCAAACACTTTGACATTACCTAATAGAAACAATATCATATACTGATGACTAACCTATTCAAGAAGGCTGCTGTTTTTACTGATATTCATTTTGGATTGAAGTCTAACAGCCTACAGCATAATAACGATTGCGAGAATTTTGTCGATTGGTTCATCAAGAAGGCAAAAGAAGAAGATTGCGAGACATGCATGTTTCTGGGAGACTGGAACCATCATCGTGCTAGCATCAATATCCACACTATGCAATATGGACTCAGGGCTTTAGAGAAACTCAGCGATAACTTTGATCGTGTGTTCTTTATCCCAGGTAATCACGATCTATATTATCGTGATCGCCGTGATATCCACAGCGTAGAGTGGGCTAAACATCTACCAAACGTCACTATCGTCAATGATTGGTTCAACGAAGGTGATGTAGTCATAGCACCATGGTTAGTACAAGACGATTACAAGAAGGTACAGAAGTTGACGGGCAAGTATCTGTTCGGTCACTTAGAGTTACCACAGTTCTTTATGAATGCCATGGTAGAGATGCCAGATCACGGAGAGATCAATGCTGATCATTTCCATGGTTTCGATACTGCGTTCAGCGGTCACTTCCATAAACGGCAAGCTAGGAAGAATATCTGGTATATAGGCAATGCTTTCCCGCATAACTATGCTGACGCAGGCGACGATGCCCGCGGTATGATGATATTAGAGTGGGGACAAGACCCGATATTCCATAGCTGGGACAAGCAGCCCGTGTTCCGTGTATATAAATTGAGCGAGGTATTGGAGAACGAAGGCTTGCTATTACCTGATAGTAATGTTAGAGTTCACCTAGACATAGATATCAGCTATGAAGAAGCCAATTTCATACGTGAGACATTGATTCCTAAACATAGATTGCGTGAGATGGCATTGATACCTATAAAACTAGAACAGCACACGCAAGACTTAGCACCAGGAGAACTGAAGTTCGAGAGCGTGGATCAGATCATCATCGATCAGATCGGTGCTATCGAGAGCGAGTTCTATGATAAGAAATTACTCTTAGAAATATATAACAGTCTATGATTTCATTGAAAAACATCACCCTGCGCAATTTCTTGAGCGTAGGGCAAGTCACACAAGCGGTCAACTTCGACAGGCAAGACCTCACATTGATCTTGGGAGAGAACTTGGATCTGGGAGGTGATGGCGCACGTAATGGTACAGGCAAGACCTCGTTGATACAAGGTCTGAGCTATGCATTGTTTGGATTGCCTATCAACAGCATACGCAAAGATAACCTAGTCAATCGCACGAATGGCAAAGGCATGATGGTCACACTAGAGTTCAGTGTGTCCGGCATCGAATATAAGATCGAGCGTGGTCGCAAACCAAACATACTCAGATTCTATGTCAACAATGATTTGCAGAAAGTGCAGGACGATGCGCAGGGCGATAGCCGTGAGACACAGCAAGCCATCGAGCGTGTGATAAACATGACTCCTGATATGTTCAAGCATATCATAGCATTGAACACGTATAGCGAACCTTTCTTGGCTATGAAGTCTAATGATCAGAGGAACATCATAGAGCAGTTATTGGGCATCACATTGTTGTCCGAGAAGGCTGATATCATCAAGAACCTGATCAAAGACAGCAAAGACAACATACAAGCAGAAGAATATCGCATCAAAGCGGTAGAAGAAGCTAACAAGCGCATCATAGAACAGATCGAGGCATTGAAACGTCGCCAGACATTGTGGACTAACAAACACAAAGATGATCTGAATAAATTGCAATTAGAATATGATGAGTTATCTAAACTAGATATCAATGCTGAGTTGCAGGGTCACAAAGACTTAGCCGCATATAATCAGCGCAAGAAAGCGCATGAGGACATAGACAAGTCTATCACACGTAACGGAACTGATACGGATAGAGAGATCAAGTCTATAACCAAGCTCAATGCTGAGATAGAGACATTGAACGAACACAAATGCCATACTTGTGGACAAGAGTTCCACGATGAGAAGCATAAGAAAGTATTGGAAGATAAAAAGAAAGCGTTAGAAGACGCTACCGAGACGTTGACTGCTCTTGTAGATCAAGCTGATCAATTGAAAGCCAGCAAAGAGGCTATAGGAGAGATAGGTAAGCAACCAAAACTCTATTACGATACTGAAGAAGAGGCTGTAGAGCATCGCAGCAAATTCAACAATCTAGGTACACAGATCGAAGCTAAGATACAAGAAGTCGATCCATATGCCGAGCAGATAGTAGACATGGAGAACCAAGCATTGCAAGAGGTAAACTTCGACACTATCAATGTACTGACACGCAAGATGGATCATCAGAAGTTCCTGTTAGACATATTGACTAGCAAAGACAGCTTCGTCCGTAAAAAGATCATCGACCAGAACCTCAGCTATCTCAATGCTAGATTGACACACTATCTAGACCGTATAGGATTGCCGCATCAGGTCGTGTTCCTCAATGACTTGACTGTGGAGATCACTGAACTAGGTCGTGAGTTAGATTTCGACAATCTATCTAGGGGTGAGCGTAATAGACTGATCTTGGGACTGAGTTTCGCGTTCCGTGATGTATGGGAGAACTTATATCAACCCATCAATACACTGTTCATCGATGAATTGATCGATAGCGGGTTAGATACTATGGGTGTAGAGAACAGCATAGCCATCTTGAAAGAGATGAGCAGGCGCAGGCAGAAGTCGATATGGCTAGTGAGTCACCGAGAAGAACTAGCCGGACGTGTGCCTAGCGTGTTGAAAGTGGTCAAAGAGAATGGTTTCACCACATACAACACAGCAGTAGACATAGAATAATTTAAAATAGAAAGTAGCTGATAAGTAGTAGCATGCCAAGTCCACAGAAAGCAAAAGGGTCAGGATTCGAGCGAGAGATAGCTAAATATCTCAGCGAATTGTACGGGGAGAGTTTCATACGCGCCCCGGGCAGTGGCGCATATGTGGGCGGCAAGAATCAATCACGCACACAAGTGTTGCATGAAGGGCAGATACGTAGTTTCAAGGGCGATATCGTTCCTGGACAGAGTTTTCCTAGATTGAATACTGAATGCAAATTCTATGCTAATTTTCCATTCCACTTGTTATTGACAGGTGAATGCAAACAGTTCGATTCTTGGTTAGATCAGTTACTAGAAGTAGAAGATGAAGGGGATTTCAACATACTTTTTATGAAGTTCAATCGCATAGGAAGATATGTAGCAGTACAACCAAAACTGACATGGATCACAGATAATTTCGTGTTCTATGGCAGCAAGACATATGGGGATTGGTACATCATGGAGATGACATCATTCTTCAAACACAACACAGCACTTTTCAAAGCATATTCAGGCTCAACAAATCCAGACACCAAGTCAAATTCACATATAACAATAGCTACAGAAACGATTCAATAAAATTCGTCTGATTGGGGTTCCCCAATCCTCCTTGAGTTTGTACAGGTAGTGCTGTGCTGACAGATCTGGAGCAAGCGTGTCAGAACATTAGACACGGAATACCGACAGGGCAATCGTCAAAGCGAACCCTGAATGAGATCATGGTTACTCTATCTTGACACCATGATACATGCGTTGCTGAGGAATCAATAATATCTGACAGCCTCACTACAGTCCATAAACTTTACAGGGCAACCGGTAGCACTAGGTGGCACAAATAGCCGATCTAGTGGGAATAGATAGCAAAGGATGACGGGCATGGCAAGTCACCATTGGTAGTGCTGAATAGCACTACCATGGCTTCAAAGCGGCAAGTCATGTCTAGAAGCAGATAGATTGATAACAGTAAAAAGAATACCGAACGATGTGTGAGCGAAGCGAATACAAGTGAGGTATTAGATGACCGTAGGTCATCTTCAGAGATAAGCCTAAGTTATTACAATGAATAATTACGGTTAGAAGAATGGTAATTTGCTGTTCTTCGTAGTCTCAAGATTTTCCTCTATTATCTTACTGATAGATTCTCTCTCAGGCCAAGATAGATTCAATATATCCGTATAGGATATGCCACCACGCATGTACCAAGACATTTTCAATGCTTGATGCTTTATGGCATTGACCTCCTTTTCGTATTGCTCTATCAGCTTACTAACACCCTCGGAGTCAAGGGAGAGAAGCCTTAACCGAAAAAATCAGATACGTTTACTGTGAAGGTCTGCTGGAACTCATGTGAGCAATGGATACACTTGACATCTAATGGTTTGTTCTCTGTAGACTTGCGTAACTCGAATGCCACACTCTGGATCTCATCATATGTTTTCTTATCTACATTGGACAGAAATTCATATATGTAGTTCTTGTCTAATACTGTCGCTTCGGGAGTCTTGATGTATTCGATTGTGTTGGCGATCAATTGCATAGTCATCTCACCTATCACTTTCACTAATTCATTGCCCCGAGTGATCTTTTCTTCCCCTTCGGGCATAGCTTCTAGGTTACCTAGCATGCGCTGGATGTTGAACTGCTCAGTGTTGGCCTTGTTGATCTCTCTGTATTTTAGTGGTCTGAATTTGATCACTAGATCACCCAGTCTAGTAGGTGTAGCGTAATCACCTGCACGGAATCCAGCAAGAATCATAGACAGATTCACATCATATTTCGAATCTTCGCTGCAAGCTGGACAGACAGTCTCGATCTCCATCTTGTCACCTGTGCTAGCAGTACGTATAGCTACTAGGATAGGGTCTAGATCCAAACCATTGACTTCCCAAGGATCGATGATATTGGGTACACAACTCTTTATGATCTCTACTACCGCTGATCCATTGAACAACGCGTCCGGAGTCTTGGTAGTGATATCATCTATCGCAGTCATAGGATACACGGGCAATTCGCCGTTCTCAGGCAGATTCAACGATCCTTCTGCATAGCCTAAGCCTTCGCTAGGTAGTTTCAGATACAATGCAGGCCTGCGGAAATATTGCTTTAACGGGTTTACTTCATTCATATAGATCCTTATTTTGGAGTAAAATACGGTACTAAATACACTACAGTACTGAATATTTATAACGGTCAAAACATGGCAGAAATTAACCCAGAAGAACTGAGCAAAGCACTAAAGAGCCTTACCGATAGCACCGGCGACGCCTCTAAGGCTACGAATGCTAGAGCCGCTGCGGAACAGAAAGCAGTAGAGACAGCCAAGATTGCCGCGGCTGCGTACAAGAATGCTGCTACTGGTATATTAGGTGGTGCTAAAGAATTAGGTAATGCTATGACCAGCAGTGCTGCAGGTCTAGAGAAATACAGCGGTGCTGTAGGATCCGTCACTAACACTACGTATGGGTTGTTAGCTGCTATGGGTCCTCTAGGACTAGCCATAGGTGGATTAGTAAAACTGTTTGGCATGGTCGCTACTGCATCGTTGAAACAGAACGATGCATTGAGCAAAGCATTCGATCAGTTGAGCGAGTTCGGAGCTATCGATACTAGGGGATTCAGGGGCGTACTAGATGATCTAAAAGCCGTAGGTGGTAGTTCAGAGAACATACAGTTCTTTCTGGAAGGCTTGCGAAAAGTAGGACCTGAATTAGGAACTTTTGGTGGTACAGCAGCAGTAGGCCGTAAAGCATTAGTCGATGTATTCCAAAAGACTTTGCAGGGAGACACTGAGTATAGATTGAGGCGTTTCGGTGTCACTATGGAAGATGCCTTCAAGTTTACCGGCAATTACATAAAGCAACAAACATTGTCTGGTGGAACGTTAGGTAAAACTACAGAACAGTTGAATCAAGAGAGCGTGAGATATATAGGAAATCTCAGCGATATCGCAAGATTGACTGGTCTCACCAGAGATGAGATGGAAGAAGCTAGAGAAGCACAACTGCAAGATGCTAGATTGCAATTGCATCTACAAGAATTACGTGCTAGTGGAGCTAAAGGTGAAGCAGAAGCTAATCGCATACAGACTAGTCTAGCCTACGTAGAAAAGGTATATGGTAAATCGTTTGGTGACGGTATGCGCGACATGATACTCAATAATGGGGCTATCACAAGTGACAAAGCAGCAGCCGTAGCCATGTCTTTGGGTAATGCAGGATTTGAAGGTATAAACAAGGTCGTCAAAGGTAGTGGAGATTTAGCCACAGACCTGGGAAATATGACTAACGATTTTGGTCCCAGATTAGAAGGCAACTTCAAGCGATTAGGTCCTGCGATGAAAGCCGGAGCTATGGGGGCTATGGATGAACTCGGTGTGAGCGTAGAAGCATATGCTGGAATGCAGAGGGCCAAAACAATAGATGTCAAAAAATTCATAGAAGAACGCGAAGCTATAGAGAAAGAAGGTGTCAATGCTCGTAGAGATACAGAGACTGCGATAGTGAAGCAAGAACGTAACGTGAGAAACGCTATGGAAGACTTCAAATTTGCTATAGGAGACAAATTGTTACCGGCAGTGCTAGGTGCTACTAGCATATTCCATAGCTTTGCTAAATTCTTAGCTAAGATGATCGATAAATTCGGTACATACGTCGGTTTAGGAAAGACTAATCTATCTGCTAATTTCAGAGACCTCACTGATAATGCGGAAGATTTAAAAGTAGCTAACCAAGAATTAGCAGAATCTAATCAGAAAGCAGCCTTAGCACAGGAAAGAAAAGCTAAACTAGATGAGATAGCAGCCGCATTGACTGAAGCTGGAGCACAAGGTGCTACTCCACGTGAGCAGGGCGCAGCTGCCCAACGTGCGATAGACAAGCTAGTACAAGACCAAGAGAAATTGAGCGTAGCGAAAGAAGAGGCATGGAAAAAAGAGACTGACGCTACCAAAAAAGAACAATTGATGAAAGAGAAGCTAGCGGCTGATGAGCAGAGAGCCCAGTACTGGGATATAGCTAACTCTATGAGAATGGCAGGGGTCGACAGGAAGAAAGAGGTCTTCGATACTTTCATGCAAAAACAGCAAACTGTCGAACAAGAAGAAAGAACGAAAATCCTCGAAAGAGAAAAAAAGATATTAGAACTCAAAGAAGAAACCGCAAAGTTAGGTGGTAAACAAGATACTAGAGACTTTGATAATATCACTCAGTCTTATATGGAGAAGGTTGCGAAAAAAGAATCCGGTGGCCAATACAACACTACTTTTGGTAGATCCGGTACAGGTGATATCAATGGTAAAAAGGTAACTGAGTCTACCATCGCTGAAGTAGCAGCTTGGCAAGCCGAGGAGAAAAGATTAAAAACAAACAAGCAAGCTGCAGGAGCATATCAATTTATGGATGTTGCAGGCGCTGCGAAACGTGCCGGCATCGACATGACTGCTAAGTTTGACAAAGAGACTCAAGATAAGATGATGCGCGCCTATACAGACGAAAATGCAAAAGTCTTACAGAGTCTAGGTGTATTTCCAAATGAAGAAAATCTGTCTCTAGCCCATGGTGTAGGTGCAGCGGGCGCTGCAAAATTGATCAAAGCACAAAAAGAAGGCAAAGGCGCCGACAAAGCTGCTGATGTCTTAGGGTTAAAAGAAGGTCCAGAAAGAGATACTAATCCGCATTTGATGAAACCTGTCAACACTGTTATTGCTGATTTTGCTAAACGTGTCGCTAAGACCGCTGCCACTGGCGGTGTGTTTGAAGGACCTTCTAGCGGTTACCCAGTCATGCTGCATGGTCCGGGTAAAGAGTTCGTGTTCAGGGAAGATCAATTACGCACTATGGTAGAGTCAGTGCAGAAGTCTACACTAGAATCCCAGATAGGTTCATTGACTACTAGACAGGGTTCTTTTGGATCAATGATGAATCCTAGTGATGATATCAAGACTATGGTGACTATGTTATCACAGAAGTTCGATGATGCTATCGATGAGATACGTAAGGGAAATCGCATACAAGAAAAGGTTGTGACTGCACTAGCTTAATTTAAGACAACCTACATATAGAACGATAAATATAACTATGGCATACAAAAAACGTTTCCGCGCACCCAATCTAACGGGTCAGATGAGTCCTATATCGGGTTCCAATAGCAATAATGGAGCTTGGAATGGTGATGGTTATGGGGTGACTGCTAGTACTGGTACGAATAACACAGATGTATCATACAGGAACTATCAGAACAGATTACCTGAAGTATACACAGGACACCCAAATCGCGTAGAGCGTTATAATCAATATGAGATGATGGATGCAGATGCTGAAGTCAATGCATGCTTAGACATCATCGCTGAGTTCAGCACACAGTTAAACGAACAGAACAGGACACCATTCGAGATAGTTTTCAATGAGGATCCTACCCCACACGAAGTAGATATCGTGAAGAAACAACTGCAACAATGGTGCAAATTGAACGAATTCGAGACTAGGGCGTTCAAGATTTTCCGCAACACGATCAAGTTTGGCGATCAGATTTTCATACGCGATCCAGAGAATTTCAAGCTATACTGGGTAGATATGACTAAACTGACTAAGGTCATCGTCAATGAGACAGAGGGAAAGAAACCTGAGCAATACGTTGTCAAAGATATCAACCCTAATCTACAGAACTTGACTATCGCTGAGAAGATCAGCACAGATTTCCAGACTCCTACGGGAGCAGGTGGCTATAGCGCACCACATACTTATACGGTACCCAATCAGCCTTCTACTACAGGAAGCAGATTCAGCATGGGGTTGAACGAAGCGGCTGTCGATGCTAAACACGTTGTGCATCTCAGCTTGACAGAAGGCCTAGATCGTTACTGGCCTTTTGGACAGAGCGTATTAGAGAACATCTTCAAGGTGTTCAAGCAGAAAGAACTGTTAGAAGATGCTATATTGATCTATCGTATACAACGCGCCCCAGAGCGCAGGATATTCAAGATCGATGTGGGTAACATGCCAAGTCATATGGCCATGGCTTTCGTAGACCGTGTAAAGAATGAGATACATCAGCGCAGGATTCCAAGCATACAGGGTGGTCAGAGCGTGCTAGATTCTACATATAACCCATTGAGCATGAACGAAGATTACTTCTTCCCAGTCACTGCTGATGGTAGGGGTAGCGATGTCACTACACTGCAAGGTGGACAGAATCTAGGTGAGATCGATGACTTGCGCTATTTCAATAACAGATTAGCGCGTGGTCTACGTGTTCCTAGCAGCTATCTACCGCAAGGTCCTGAAGACAATCCTACACCATTGAGCGATGGCCGTGTAGGAACGGCTATGATACAAGAGTTCAGATTCAATCAATACTGTGAGAGATTGCAGAAATATATCAGCCAGAAACTCAATGATGAGTTCAAACTATTCATGCGCTGGCGCGGCCTCAATATCGATAGCAGTCTGTTCGATATCAAGTTTAATGCACCGCAAAATTTCGCTGCATATCGCCAGAGTGAACTAGACTCAGCACGTGTCACAGTATTCCAGACTATGGAAGCGTTCCCATACGTCAGTAAACGTTTCGCTATGGAAAGATTCTTGGGCTTGTCTGAGGAAGAGATCGAGAAGAACAGCCGTATGTGGTTCGAAGAAAGAGAGAAACCTGAAGATAGTGAAGCATCAGGTGGCGATCTACGTAGTATAGGTATCAGTTCCGGTGATCTAGAAGCAGATTCTGAGACGGCTGAGAACATGCCGGACGAAGAGAACCCAGAACAGATGCCAGCTGAGATAGGCCCAGCAGTAGGTGGACCTGAAGCAGCCCCGGCGGGAGTACCTCCCCCTCCTCCCCCGCTATGATTGATAAATAGTAAACTATGAAACTATTTGAGATGTTCGATAAACCCGTTGATGGTTACCAAGATGTTGCTACAGACAACAGCGAACCTAAATGGAAACAGTTTAGAAAAACGAAACTGACATTGAAGCAGATACGTAAATTACGCAAGATGAATGATGTGCGTAACTATGAACATGCACAGAACCTCAAGAAAATCCGCAAACAATATACCCCAGTGACTACAGAAGAACAACCTTCTCTGTAATCTATTCCGGCTATTCCTGCCAAAAACGTAAAAAAACAGTACTTATTGAGCACTTTTCCTGAATACGTGCTAAGTAGATATTACAAAGCCATTTTATCTACAGGAGATCTGCAATGGATAACAAAAAATTTGAACAGTTGATCGATTTGATCATTAACGAAGATGAAGACAAGGCCAAGGCCTTATTTCATGATATCGTAGTAGAGAAAAGCCGTGAAATCTATGAAAATATGATGGAAGAAGAAGAAGATGAAGAAGATGATGAGGAAGAGACAGTTGAAGAAGGTCTTTCCATCAATGTAGAAGAAACAGGTCATAGCGGTGATCAAGTCGAAGGCTTGATGAGCGAGATCGGTGCCGAAGAAGAAGGCATGACCGAAGAAGATGACGAATTTGCTGATATCGATGTTGACGGTGAAGAAGCCGCTGACGATATGGACGATATGGGCGGCGAAGCAGGTGAAGAAGAATTAGAAGACCGTGTAGTCGAGCTAGAAGATAAGCTAGACGAGTTGATGGCCGAGTTCGAAGAAATGATGGGCAAAGACTCCGGTGAAGAAGATATGGGTGATGAAGAAGGTGCCGAAGAGATGGGCGGCGAAGAAGGTGAAGAAGCCGGTGAAGAAGGTGAAGAAGAAGGCGTGATGGAAGCTGTTCAACTTCAGAAAGTCTCCGTGACTCACGGTGACAACGGTCAGAACACTAAGAGCCCAGTAAGCGGCGGACCAAAAGTATCCGGCAACGGTGCTAAGGCAGTCAATGCATTTGGTGGCGATGAGAAAGGTGGCAAAGCACAAGCTCCTAAGACTATCCCAGGAACATACAAAAATGCTCCAGGACAGAAAGGTCAGGATCTAGCAGCAGCTCCTAAGCCAAAGCATGGTGACGATGGTCAAAATACTAAGAGCCCTTTAGGTGAGTCCAAGAAGTCGAAGAAAAGCGTTAAGTAAGGAAACCTGAGATATGGCTTTGTATCTTAAGGAGCATCTAACTTTCGACCGTGCTAACATGGTGGTCGAGAGTGCAGGTGAAGGTGATTTGAAGAGCCTTTACATGAAAGGCATCTTCATTCAGGGTGGGGTAAAGAACGCGAATGAGCGTGTTTACCCCCTTTCTGAAATCGAATCAGCCGTCGAGACTCTTAATCAGCAAATCCAAGAAGGTTACAGTGTTCTGGGAGAAGTCGATCACCCAGATGACCTCAAAATCAATCTAGATCGTGTATCACACATGATAACTAACATGTGGATGGACGGTGCCAACGGTTTTGGAAAACTCAAGATTTTACCAACTCCAATGGGTCTGTTAGTAAAGACTATGTTGGAGAGCGGTGTCAAATTAGGCGTGTCTAGTCGTGGTAGCGGTAACGTCAATGATCTAGATGGCCGTGTCAGTGACTTCGAGATCGTCACTGTGGATATAGTTGCACAACCAAGTGCACCTAATGCATATCCAAAAGCAATTTATGAAGGGCTTATGAACATGAAGAATGGTCATAAGATGTTGGGAATCGCAAAAGATGCACAAAGCGATAAAAAAGTACAGAGATACCTGAAAGACGAAGTGGTTCGTCTTATCAAGGACCTCAAGATTAAAGGGGAATAAGCATGTTAGATGCTATCAAGCCATTACTTGAAAGTGGCTTAATCAACGAAGAAACCAGCCAAGCTATCAATGAGGCATGGGAATCAAAGTTGGTTGAGGCGCGTGAACAAGTACGTGCAGAACTCCGCGAGGAATTCGCACAACGTTATGAACATGACAAGAACATAATGGTTGAAGCCCTTGACAATATGGTTACAGAAGGTCTAGAAGCTGAGATTTCCGAATTTCAGTCTGAAAGACAAGCAATGCACGAAGACCGTGTAAACGCAAAGCGCAAGTTGCAGGAAAACGCAGCTAAGTTCAATGAATTTATGGTTACTAAACTAGCCGAAGAGATCAAAGAACTACGCGGTGAGCGCCAAATACAGAAAGAAAGTCAGCAGAAGCTAGAGCAGTTCATCGTTCACGCTCTTGCACGTGAGATCAAAGAGTTCTCACAGGACAAGAAGGCTGTAGTTGAAGCAAAGGTCAAGTTAGTTGCTGAAGGTCGTAAGCAGTTGGAAGCTCTCAAAGCTAAGTTTGTAACTGAGAGTGCCAAACGCATGAACGAATCTGTAGCTAAACACCTCAAGAGTGAAATGCAGCAGTTGAAAGAAGATATCAAAGCCTCACGTGAGAACGATTTTGGCCGTCGTATTTTCGAATCTTTCGCAAGCGAGTTCAGCACAACTTATCTAAACGATAAGGCTGAGACACGTAAGCTAATGGCAACATTACACCAGAAAGATGAACAACTAGCTGAGTCCATGAAGTCAGTCAAAGAAGCACAGAAGTTAGTTGAAAGTAAAGAACGTGAAGTCCGTATTATCAAAGAGAGTAACCAACGTGAGAAGGTTATGTCTAGTCTGCTAGGAACTCTCAATGAGGAAAAAGCAGTGATAATGCAGGATTTACTAGAGAGCGTCCAAACACCTCGTCTTCAGGCCGCTTTCGATAAATATCTACCAGCTGTACTCAATAGCACAACCGAGAAGAAAGCTGTAAAGCAAGTAATCAAGGAAAGCGTTAATGAGGTCACTGGTGATAAGTCTGCTAACAAACAAACTGAAGTTGAGCAACGTGATAACGTTATCAACCTTAAGCGTTTGGCAGGGCTTTAATATATCGACATAAATTTAGGAGAAAATAAAAATGTCACAAGTTCTATTAGAAAGCCGTTGGGACGAGACCAAAGAAGCCCTGTTAGAAGGTCTTAAAGGTACTCGCCGCTCAACAATGGGTGTTATTTTAGAAAACACCAAGAAGTCACTACTCTCAGAAAGTAGCGCAGGTACTACTACTGCAGGTAACATCGCAACATTGAATCGTGTGATTCTACCAGTGATCCGTCGTGTTATGCCAACTGTTATTGCTAATGAGTTGGTTGGCGTTCAGCCAATGACTGGCCCAGTTGGTCAGATCCATACTCTACGTGTTCGCTATGCTAATTCATTGGGCGCTTCTGGTGCTAATGATACAGCAGTTGTCGCAGGTGAAGAAGCATTGAGCCCATTCAAGATCGCTCAGGCTTACTCAACTGTTCAAGCTAACGCAGCTTCATCATCTTCATACACTGCTGCTAACACAGCATTGCTAGAAGGTAATGGCGGTAAGCAGATCAGCGTTCAGATTCTACGTCAAGCTGTAGAAGCTAAGTCACGCAAGCTACAAGCTCGCTGGACTTTCGAAGCAGCACAAGACGCACAGAGTCAGCATGGTATCGACGTTGAAGCAGAAATCATGGCAGCACTAGCACAAGAAATCACTGCTGAAATTGACCAAGAGATTCTATTGAGCCTATCAACATTGGCTACAACTGAGTACACTTACAATCAAGCAACTGTTTCTGGTACAGCTACATTCGTTGGTGATGAGCACGCCGCATTGGCAGTGTTGATCAACCGCGTTGCTAACTTGATCGCTCAACGTACTCGTCGTGGTGCTGGTAACTGGGCAGTTGTTTCCCCAGCAGCATTGACTGTTCTTCAGTCAGCAACCACTTCAGCATTCGCACGTACCACAGAAGGTACATTCGAAGCACCAACAAACACAAAGTTAGTTGGTACATTGAACGGTGCAATGCGCGTGTTCGTAAACAGCTATGCAAGCGACACACAAGCAGTTCTAGTCGGCTACAAAGGTTCTAGCGAGACAGACGCAGCAGCATTCTACTGCCCATACATCCCATTGATGAGCAGCGGCGTTGTCCTAGATCCATCAACATTCGAACCAGTCGTGAGCTTCATGACTCGTTACGGGTACATAGAGCTCACCAATACTGCGTC